CTTGGCTGCTGATTACCATATCTTATTGACTTAGGCTTCCAGCAATTCACGAGATATTTTATCATTTAAATCACTTTAAACGGTGGCAAAGAATTTACCACTTCCGTATACGCCACGAATTAATTTAACTTTTGTTTTTCGATCTTGAAGCATATCTAATGCTAAAGTCTGTTGATCATTACGTGGTTTTATTGGTTTTGTATATTTATTACTAATAATTGGAAATTTTACTTTTCTGAAGTCTCCATTTTGAAAACAATATTTATCAACTACTTTCCCATCTAAATCACTAATTAATAAATACTCATTTTCTATAAATTGTGGGGCTAACTATTCTGGATGAGTATAAAACTCAGCCATAGAATCATCAGAGTAAACAAACTCTTTATAGCCAGTATACATTAAATCACCTTATAATAAAACATTAATATCAGTTATAATTTCATCGACAACGCCTTTTTCTAATGCTTCTGGCGCTCGAATATACCAATCTTTATTAATATGTTCTTCAACTTCAGTGCGAGTATATTTACTTCTTTCAATAATAAAATTGATAAGTTTATCAATCTCTTTCTTATAATCATCAATAGAACTCATAATATTATCAAAATCACCATTTAATTGCGCGCTGCCTTTGTGAAGAATAAAATAGCTTGATTTAAGAGCCATACGAGCATGGCATGATAAATAAATATAAGACGCGGCGCTTGCAACCATACCAATAGCAATACCAATAACTGGTGTTTTTGATAATTCAATTACACTACATATTGCGGCCTAAGCATCAAGCTCGCCACCTGGGCTATCAAATAAAAGTCGAATAGGCTTTCTATCTTCTTCTGGAATATCTTTATCTTCTCTATTCCATTTAGTAATATAGTGTATTAATTCATGAGTCAGATCTCCAGTAATTTCTTCATTAATCCAAATAGTACGATTAGCAAGATCTTGATAATATTTTACTTGATAAGCGTTGGGAAGCTTTGTATCAAATAAATCTTCAGGGAGATCTATATAAAATTCGGTATCATTCATACAAATGTACCTCCTATTTAATTATTTATCAGACTAATCCTAATCTGATATTTGAAAGTAACAAAAAATCATCTAAAATTCATAATATTAATGTTTACATACGTTCTTTGTATATTTCTAAAAACTTATCCTACTTTAAAATAAGGAGGATGATTTCAATGACTAAGAAAACAATGGATATAATTTTAGTTATTGTAGGTGTCTCTATCGTAATATTTACTATCATAATGGTTTGGATATATTTAGTTACTGGCGGTATTCCAGACACATTATGCACATGCTTCTTTGTAGCCTGCACAGGAGAATGTGGTTTTATGGGCTGGATAAAAACAGCCAAAGTCCGCCAGCAAGATCATGAATGGGAATTAGACCAAGAAAAAAGACAAAAAGATGAAATTACTTAGATCAAAGAAGAACTAAGTAAAATGGAGGAATAATAATGGAACAATTTAATTTTTGGATTCAAGCAATTATTTCTATTCTGAGCGGTGTAGCCATTTTAGTGCCATTAATTGTTAAGTTAGTGCAATATGTCCAAGCTAACGCAAAAGAAAAGAACTGGAGTTCATTAATGGTTCTTGTTATGAATCTTATGGCCCAAGCAGAACAAATGTTCGATAAGGGCGCTGATAAGAAAGAATGGGTTATCAATGAACTCAAAGCTGTTGCTAGCACTTTAAATTATGAAATTGATTGGAATGTTGTTAGTGAAATGATCGACAAGATCTGCGACGTTTCTAAAGAAATTAATGTGGAAGTGGCACAGTGACTATTATTGAAGCAAGAGAAAAATTACTATCAGTAGCACGTCAAGAAATAGGATATCATGAAGGTGCCAACAACTATATAAAATATGCTGTTGGCACTTGGGATAATATATTCTATGGATGGGATCTCCAAAATCAACCTTGGTGCGATGTCTTTGTTGATTGGTGTTTCTGTACCGCTTTTGGAATACAAAAAGGCGCAGAAATGACTTATTAGACACTTGGTAGTGGCTCTGCTTTATGTAGTACAAGTGCTTCATTCTATAAAGCGCACAATGCCTTCTTTAATTATCCAGAAGTTGGAGATTAGGTTTTCTTCTATGTAAGCGGTGGTATTAACCATACTGGTATAGTTGAAAAAGTATCTGGTTCTGGAAGTAATTGGACTAGTATTACAACTATTGAAGGCAATTCAAGTGATTCAGTTGCACGCCGCACTTATAGCAAAGGAAATAAAACCGTTGCTGGGTTCGGCCGTCCAAAATGGAGCGTAGTAAGCAATACAAGTAAAGATGAAACTCCAATAGAGCCGGTCACACCATCTCAACCATCTACAACTATTTTAAGAAAAGGTTCTAAAGGAATTGAAGTTCGTCAGCTTCAAGAAAAACTTATATAGTTAGGTTATGATTGCGGCCCAGATGGCGCAGATGGAGATTTTGGAAATAATACTTATGAAGCAGTAAAAAAATTCCAAACTGACTATAAAGTATATCCAATTGATGGCGAAGTTGGTTAGCTTACCACGGCCGCCCTAAACAAAGCTATCTCAAAAACAGAAGCAATAAAGAAAAATGATATTGTTATGTTTAAAGGAGATGTTTGTTACAATACTGCAATAGCAACTACTGGAGTTCCCGCTAAGCCTGGTAAGGCTCGTGTTACTTTAATTAGTAATAATGCAAATACAAAGCATCCATACCACATTATTCATATAGATAATACTTCAAATGTATACGGATGGGTTGATAAAGATACGATTGAGAAAGAGTAAGTGTTAAAACCACTTACTCTTTTGTTTTACTGGCCTTTTCTTTTTATGTGATTCTTTCATCCAAAGAAGAATATCTTTTGCTCGTGTAGCTCCAACATAATTTACACGACAAGTTTCATCGCCACCCCAATTCTTTGGTTTCCATGCGGCGACATTAGGAAATTCAAGTCCTTTTGCACTCCAATATGTCAGTACTTTTACACAATTGGAATTCATCATTTCTTCAAGTTGATCTTTTGTTACTTCGCCTTGCCTAAAAGAAACAGATGGAATATCAAATGCTTCTAGTTTTTCTCTAATTTCTGCAATTATATCATTTGTTGTACAAAGAACTGCCCAATCTTTAAACTCACCTTGCCGCTGAATCCAGTTCTTCAAATTTTCAATTGTTGCTTCTCCTTCCCAAACAGTACCACCCGGCCGCATAGCAATAGATTTATCAAAAGCATAAGACTCAGACAAAATCTTTTTAGCAAAATTAAGTATATTATTACCATTTCGATAATTTTCATTCAAATTATAAACAGTTACATCTGGTCGCTCCATAAGTTGATTAAATAACTCTGGATCGCATCCTTTAAAACTATAAATACTTTGATTATAGTCACCAGCGACAAAAAAAGTAACTGGATTTATCATATCAAAAATAAACTCATATTCTTCTGGTGAAGTATCTTGTGCTTCGTCTAATAGAATATGTCTTATATGCTTAATACACTGTGGATTCTTTTTTACTGCGGCAAATAGTAAATCAAATTTATCATTATCCAGATATGCTTTTGTTTCAATTCCATGAGACAGAAGCATATAATTTGCAAGAGAATGAATTGTACCAATATAAATGCCATCTTTATAATCTCCCGCAAGTCTTTCCTTAAGTTCTTGCGCGGCAAGATTAGTAAAAGTAATAACAGCTATATCTCTTGGGTCTGTTCCATCTCGTAACATTTTACGAACACGTTCTGTCAATACTCTTGTCTTGCCAGCCGCAGCGCTTGCAACGACTACAATATATGGCTCAGTTGCATTTACTATTTCTTTTTGCAATTTACTAAGTTCCATTTTTAACCTTCCTTATAATTCCTTTCAATCTTTCCTTAATATTCTAAATCTATCCTTTAATTGGTTCTTTTAATAACATATCATCATAAAAACGAAAATATATATTATCTCCAGATTGATAAATATAAAATGGATAATCTATCATAAATTTATGCGGCTAAATAAAAACTAACGCATTATCCGGATATTTATCTAATTGTTCTATTACTTTCTTTACATTTAACCATCGTGGATGTTCATACATATTATTTACTTCCTTCTTTCATATTTAACTATTGCTTTGTTCCGTAAAGATCAATATAAAATGCTTCACGTGAGGATAAATTATCTTTGTCCACTTCTTCGAGGATTTCGAAGGTGTAATTCCAAAGACCATCTTGACCCAAGCGATTATGTAAAGTTGCCCGCGCCGCCCCTTCAAGCCCAATAGCGGTTTTACAATGGTTCTACCAGCGAGTGGCAAAGTCAGTTGTTTTTCCAATGTATGCTTCTCCTGTTTCTTTATAAGTAATTTTATAAATACCACCAACTTTCCGGCCACCCGTTACTCGTTTAATCATTTCTTGACATGGCCGCCGTATATATAATTCCCAAATTAGTTTGGGTATAACATCTCTATTATGTAATTTTAAGTCCATTGACTATAAAACTTTTATATCTTCTTGGTCGTTTTCTGAGACTTGAATAGAATAGAAATCTTCTTTTTCTTTTAGTTCTTTCTCACGAAGAATTGCTTCATTTACAGAATCTTGGCGAGCTTTAAAGTCATCTAACTAAGACTATAACTACGCTATTTTTGCCGATAATTCTTCTTTCTTTTTATTATAAGCTATTTCTTCTAACTCTTTTACTCTGGCAAAATGAGCGTCTAAATATCGCTACCGTTTTTCTCTTTCCTATTCAAATTCAATTTCACTAAGTTCTTTTTTACGTTCAAGCTCTGCGGCCAGTCGCCCTTGCTCAGACGCAAGCACCTTATCTGTCGCAGCCTACGCTTCAGCTGCCCTCTCAATAAAGACCTTTCGTTTTTCTTCAAGCTGCTCTAAATTTTCTCCTAAAGATTTTCTAGAATTACAGTACAATTCATAAGTCTATTTTTCTTTTAAAGTTAATTCTTCTATATATTTCTTATGCTTTTCTGCTGCTTCTTCAACTGTTAATTTTTCTTTTTTAATACCAACTATAAATAAAATTAAACCAATAATAAATATTCCAATACTTACATATAAATACCACATACTCCTTTCACTCCAAAAAAAAAATATACATAGATTTTTCCATCTATGTATATTATATCATAATTCTATTTAATTGTCAATTTTTAATTCATTTTCATCTTCAACAATTTCCCACTACATTACTTCATTATATAAACTATCAATCCAAGTATTACCACCCATATCATGATAATCATTATACAATTTCATAAAAGCTTTTTTATCGCAATCTAAAATCTTCTTAAACGGACGATATTTATAATAAAGACGATTCATATTATACCGCATTAAATCCATCTAAGAAGTATTTAATAAATCAACAGACTTCTAAATCTTATCAAAGTTGTGTTGCTAATCAAGAACTAAACCTTTTATTTCTTCCAAAGAGTCAATTATATCTTCTTGATTTGTCTTAACTATTTCTGGTACTTTTTTACTTACAATTTCTTCTACCCGACGCTATTCCGCAGATTGCGCGCGGCCATGGAAATCATCTACTGGCTTTTTTAAAAAACCATAAATGTTTTTTAATGCTAATATAAATGCACTTACAAGTATAATAACATTGCAGATCTCCTATAAATTTAAACTACTGAACATTTTTAATCCCTCACATAAAATTAGGGCTTGGCGCCCTTTAAATATTCTCGATATATTATATCATTATGCCACTTCGATTGTACCAAATGATGTGGCTATAAAATATCTGATAGAGTATTTGTGTTTGGAAAATCCCATTCAGGAACCCGATATAGTTTTATTTTATGTGAAAGAGCAAAACTGTTTTTGAGTCTATCATTTTGTTGCGCATGAGTAAAATCAGTTTTACTTTTATGAAATTTAGGTATTGGTTTGAAATGAAGCATTGAATCAACTTCAACAAGAATGCCTAAATCTGGTAAATAAAAATCGTATCTTAAAATTCCACCTTTTAATTCGGGAAAAGTCTTTTCTCTAACATATCTAACTCCAGCAGATATAAAGATCCTTTCAAATTTATCTTCTATCTTACTCATATATTAAAGTAAAGTTTAAGATACGATATTACAGTTTTAGAGAGATCTGAGTTGTTCGATACTACATTCACGCCAAGGTTTATCTGGCCGCCAGCCCAACATTTTTCCATGACGAAGCGCGCCATCTGGTGTTAACTGCATTGCACCAACTTCAATTACACGATGGATATAATCTTTATAATTTGCTTTTACTTCATCAGTTAACCCGCTTAAATAACCAATACCAACTTCTTTATCTCCATCCATCACACCAATTTCCAGACTGCCGGCCCAGCCATTATA